AGACCTGCTCGACGATTCCCAGGTAGAAGTCGTGCGCGCTCCACGCCCACATCTCCTGGTCCATTATGTAGGTCATGCCCAGCAGCGCGCCCTTGGTCTGCACGCACCAGACGATGGAGTTCCATGTTTTCTGCCAATCGATCTGCAGAATGGTGTTGTTCTCGAAGAGCTGGGGGGCGTAGAGCGTGGTGTCCTTGCCGGCATAGGTGGTGGTGTAGATCGAATAGCGGAGATCGCGGATGATGTTCGCTGCCGAGTCGACGTAGATGGCCGTGATTCCGATGGCGAAGCCCGAGACGAGCGCGGCGCCGGACGTTCCGTTGCGCTGGCACGCCGTGGCGGTTGCCGTCACCTCGCCGAAGGCATTCCCGGGCGCCACATATTCGCCGCCGCTGGTCAGGATCACCATCTTGCCGATGTCGATGATGCCGTTGATGAACTGGCGCTCATTGCCGGTCAGCGTGAAGCTGAAGGCCATGGCATCGGTGACGGGCAGGAAGTTGGTGAAGTTGTGGTAGTCGGTGATGTTGCTGCCCCACGCGGTCTGCGGGGCGTTGAAGGTGTTGGCGAACAGGAGGCGCGACTGCATGGCGGCGACTACGGCTGGGTAGTCGTTGGGCGTCGAGAACAGCGGGATCTGGGCGGGCGGCTGCTTGGCGGTATTCGGCGTGATGCCGGTGTCATTGAAAGAGGTGATCACCGATGATCCGATGAAACCAGGGATGCCATTCACGATCGAATAGATGTTATACGATGCGGCTCCTGTCACGGGATTCCATGAGATGGCGTTCGGGTAACTTCCGTTCGGCGGCAGCGTGGTGATCACACCCGCGTTGCTCTGGAACCCCTCTGCTCCACTCGCCAAGCTGACAGCGGTGATCACATAGTCATAAGTGACGTAACCAGGGCCTGGCGGCGGCTGGGTGCTCGGGGGAATGCCGGTGTCGGTGAACGTCGTCGTGATGCCGCCAGCGACATTGGCCATCAGGCCGAACTGCCCGGTGGTGTGGTTCAGCTTGTAGACGTAGAACCCCGTGGCTTCCGGCTGGTTATTCGTCCAGCTGATGACCACATTGTTTGCCGCATCGGCCTGGCCGACCGTGCTGATGGCGATGGGGCTCAATGGCAGGTAGGACGCGATCGGCAGGTAGGCCGAGACCACATACTGATCGGGTGGCTGCAGCGTGACATCACCACCAACGGCGGTGACAGCGCTTGGTGCATTGCCTGCCACCAGTGAGTTCGTCACGTTGACGCCAGTCGGTGCCGCGATGCCGGTGGTGGGCGTGAATGCAGCCATGGTCCACAGTTGAAGCAGTGAATAGGTCAACTGCTGCGGCTGGAAGAGTTGGTTCGCAATGAAGAGTTGGTCTTGGATCTGTGCAACCGTCAGGGTGGCCAGGGCCGCCTGCGGGATGGACGTCGGGAGCTCATAGACCGTCGCACTCGGCTGTGCATACCAGTAGGTCGCATTTGGCGGTGCATTGTTGGTCGTGTTGGCGATGCAGAGATAGTAGACCCCGGCGTACAGGACCATCATCCCAGGCGTGTAGGCCTGTCCGCTGTTCCACGGGTTCTGCAGGAGGAGCGCCCAGGTCGCATTGAATGTCGGCGATGGGGTGACGTTGGTGTTGACCGCCTTGGCCTGGAAGTAGTTGGATCCCGATGACACCACGGTCCCGACCTGATAGGTCGTCAGGCTCGACCACGCAGCGGCCGGAAACAGACCATTCATCGGTATCGGTCCGATGGGCGCACCATTGAGATAGAAGCGCAGATACAGGTTGCCCATCTCGAGCAGCAGTTCCTGGTTGGTCGAGATCCCGAACTTCACCAGGCGCACCTGGTTGGCCGAGTTCTTCACGTTCGCGACGTAGACCGATCCGCTGCGGTTCTCGATCGCGCCATTGCGCACGACCAGGAAATTGCGCAGGACGGCGAAACCGGACTGGTACTTCTGGAGATCGACGCGGCCGAGAAGCTGGGGGGAGAGCAACCCGCCCGAGAAGCTGGACTGTCGGAGGGTGGCGGATTCAGCCATTGTAGCGACCGCGCACGAACTCGGAATTGTAGTCCACCTGCGGCTGCGAGTTCTGCTGCGAATTCAACATCTGCCCCCTCGCCTTCGCCTTCCAGAACTCGTAGAGCTTGATGTTCTCCTCGCGGCGCTTGGCATCCCGGCACAGCGCGTAGAGCTCGACGGCCACGCGGAAGGCCAGCAGGTTGGCGAAGTCGTACGAGAAGACCGCGGCATTCTGCTGCTGGGTGGTGTAGCGGATCCAGGCGTTGGGCGCGTCGGTGTAGATCAGCCGGCCCACGTTGTCGACGCCATCCTCGAACGGCCAGGGGTTCGCATCACCATCCTGGCGAGCGAAGGCCAGGGACTGGTAACCGGCGTTGCTGGGGATGCCCGTCATCGGCGGGATGATGGGCGGCGGGGCAACGATGTTGCCACAGACGATGCGCCGCACGGCCAGGCAGTCGGAGGGGTACCGGTAACTGTAGATCCACTCTGGGGTCGCCGGAACTCCTACGGTCGGCGTCGGGCCGCCCACCTGGTTGAGCGCCACGTAGAGCATGGCGAACGGGTACGGCCAGTCGGTGAGCTCGGCATCCCGGCAGAAGTAGTACCAGAACTGAAGCTGCGCCATCTCGTTCGACTTGGGCGCGCCGGTCAACGAGCTGACGTTCTGGGATGAACCAATGCGGTTCAGCGCCATGTTCGAGATTGAGAGATCGCTGAGCTGGACGGTCGTCACGGGCTACTCCACAGTGAGGCGCCCCGGTGACTCCTAGCGGGCCATCGCGGCGCGGGTCGCGTCGTTGATCGCCGCCAGGGGATCCTTCACCTGGTTGTGCACGCCGGTCAGCGGGATGCCGACGCCGGGGGTGAAGCCAGGGCCGTGGCCGACGATGTCGCTCTTGAGGTTCGGGATGGCGGCGCCGGGCATCCGCATCCATTCCTCGCGGAAGTGGTCCTTATTCTTGATCCGGAAGCGGTCGCCGGGATTGCGCAGCCAGGCATGCATGGCGCCCGGCTCGGGGTAGGTGCCCTGGTTGTAGGCCTCGACCTCGATCGTCCACTCGGGCGGCGGGAGGGCGGCGACGCGGGCAGCCTCGTCGCTGACCTTCTTGGCCTCGGCCGCCACACGAGCCTCGTCGCGCGCCAGCATCTCCTTGAGCATGCCGACGAGCTTCTGGTTCTCGGCCTCGAGCGCGGCCAGGCGCCCATCGGTGTCGCCGACCGGGGGCTTGGCCTGGGGCGCCGGGGACTGCCGGATGGAGTCGTTCTGCTCGTTGAGCACCGCCGTCGACATGGTCGGGGTGGCGGGCTCCTGTTCTTTGACTTTCCTGGGCATGACGAGCTCCGGGTGAGGCGACGAAGGCAGGGAGGGCTACTTGACCGTGTAGCCGATCGGCAGCGGCAGGTTGTCCTGCATCGCGTCGTTGGTCAGCCAGGAGTTCAGGCTGCCAGTCGAGTGGGTACCGACGCTGATGGCCTTGATGCGGATGTACCGGTAGTTGTTGAGGTTCAGCTGCGCATTGGCGTAGATGAACGCACGCGGGACCTTCATCTTGAACTCGGCGTTGATCAGCAGGCTGGCCTCGGCGATGACCCCGGTGTCGAGGATGATCACGCTGGTACCGGCCGCGAAGGTCGGGTCGGTGTTGTTGCCCTGGAGCTGGAGGTCGAGGCTGGTGCCGACCGTGAAGGTCGCGGCCAGCTGGATGTACCAGATCCAGTCGCTGCCCATGCCCCAGTCATCCAGTGCACCGGTGTCGAGGTAGACGCTCGGGTACTGGGTGCCGGTCGTGGGCGCGAAGGCCGTGGCCAGCTGAGTGTTCGCGTCGAGGATGGCCATGGCAGGAGCTCCGGAAGGTTCCGTGGGGGTAGGTCTGGTCGGTGCCTGAGATGACTCAGGTCACCTGGCTCTCGGTGCTGAGGAGCTGGTCGCTGTTCAGGATGGGGATGCCCATGTGGAAGAGCACCTTCAGCCCGAAGATCTCACCCCAGGTCAGGGTGTTGTTGCGCTTGTTGTCGGCCTGGATGTGCAGCATCTCGCGGATGGTGCGGTTGCAGACCCAGACGTTGCGCGCCGAGATCGGGATCGAGGTCATCGGGTTGCCGGTGGTCGAGGCCGGCATGCTGATGGACGGCAGGCGGTACAGCGCCTTGGTCATCAGCTTGATGAGATCCGCGGCGTTGTTCTCGTTGGTCAGATTGGTCGTGTCGATGTTGGCGATGCGGACGCACTGCCTCCAGTCCTTCAGCGCGATGCCGCAGTTCCAGGTGAACTGGTCGCGGTAGACCGGCAGCATGGTGGCCGCGTAGCCGGCGGTGACCTGGGCGATCTGCTGGCCCCAGTCGCGGTGCTGGAGACCGCTGGCCATGCCGCGCGGGAAGATGCCGGTCAGGCTCTTGGTGCCCAGGCCGATGAGGTACATCGAGGCGTTGACGGTCGAGGTCCCGCCGCCATCCAGGACGTTCTGGGCGTTGGCCGCGTTGGCGCTGTTGACGGTCGGGTAGCGGCTCGAGAGGCCGTAGAAGTCCGACGTGGTCTGGGTCGAGTTGCCGTAGAACAGCAGGCCGCTGAACTTCTGGCTGAGCGCCTCGAAGTAGGGGATCGCCATGCGCAGGCGGTAGGCGCCGACCTCGCCATTGAGCTCGGCCATCTTGATGTCGACCTCGTTGAACACGTCGAGGATGCTCATCGCATCGTCGAACTGTGCCACGCGGCTGGTCGAGGTCGCGATGCCGGCGCCGAGTTGGCGGCTGGAGACGGTCGGCAGCAGGACCTGCACCGTGGTCCGATTCATCAGCGCGCCGTTGCTCTCTTCCCAGAGCATGTACTGGTTGATCTCGTTCGACTGGTTCAGGATGCCGATGATGTCGGCAGCCTTACCGTCCGGATCGCGCCCCTTGGTCCAGTTGAGGAGGGTATCAACGCCAGAGGCGAGGGCAGTAGCCATGGTGAGTTCCTAGGAAGGAAGTGGTCATTTCGTGCCAAACCAGCGCTCACCGGCCGATCTGAGATCAGTGGCCGTGTGAGATTGCCCTTCGATGGGCTTGTCTTCTTGGAGTAGTTTGCCGATCGCGGCGAGATCCTTGAGGACCGCTGGATCGGAGCCGTACGGGCTGCCCTTGAGCAGCTTGGTCACGTGCGGCATGTTGACGAGGGCGCGGTTCGCCAGTGCCTTCGCGGCGGCGAACTTGGGGCCGGCGAGGTCGGGATCCTTGGCGGCCTGGGACTCGAAGTCATCGTACATCTTGTTCAGCGTGGCGCGCGCTTCGACCTGGGTGGCGGCGCGAACCTGCTCGACGACCCTGGACTCGCGATTGACCAGGAGCTGGGCGACCTCGGGGGCCAGCTTGTGCTCGCGCCCGTAGTTCTCGATCGCCTTGAGGTCGTCCGCGGTGAGCAGCGACTTCTCGGGCGCCTTGAGGTCGTACTTCGGCGCGTTGGGATCGACGACGACCGGCGGCGCTTCGGCCTTCTTGACCTCGGGCGGCGCGGTGACGGTCTCGTCGATCAGGGTCTTGCGCACCGGCGGCGCGTTGGGATCGACGGCCGGATCGGGCGTCTTGGTCTTGGCCGCTTCCGCAGCCTTGGCCGCTGCTGCCGCGTCCGCTGCGGCCTTGGCGGCATCGGCACCAGGTGCGGTCGACCCGGCTGGCAGCGTGGTGGCGCCCGGAGCAACGACCGGCGTCGGGCCGGCGGGCGGTGTGGCGGGTGCAGCCTGACGGGACGGATCATTGGCGGCCAGCGGCAACGTGTCGCGCGGTGCGTCGATCTTCACCGTGGTGGTGATGCTCGGGGGCTGCGTGATGGTGGTTGCGTCTGGCATGTCTGGGTGTGGTGGTGGTATTTCTAGACGCAGGCGTTCAATTAGTCAACGTTTTCTTGATCCTTGGTGCGTTTATGCAACGCGACCTGCCGTTCCTGCTCATCGATCTTGGCCTGTGCCGCGCGTTCGAGCAGCAGCTCCGGGTAGGTCGCCAGCGAGTGGCTGGCCAGGATTTTCAGGATCTCAGCGCCCACCCAGCGACGACCCTCCGCGCGCTGGATCATGATCGGATCGCTGTCGGCGATGCTGAGCATGTCGCAGATTTCGAGCAGACGGTAGACGAAGCGGCGACCGTGCACGCTGGTCAGGATCGCGGTCAGATCCAGCTTCTCCTGATCCTGGCGCCGACCGGCTTGCAGGACCGAGACCTCGATCTGGTTGGTGTCGGCCGCGTTGGGCTGCGGCGGCTCGAAGCCCTGAGCCGTCGGCAGCGTGTCCTCCGGAAGATCATCGGGGTTCTCGCTCATCCGGGCTGCCCGATCGCCTTGGAGATGCCGCTGAGGTCAGGCGCACCACCTCCTGCGGTCTGTCCCAGGGCGGCTACGGCCGGCGCCAGGTTCTTCGCGTTGGCTGCGATCTGCTGCGCCTGCTGGGTCTTCATGCGTTGCTCACGGATCTTCTGGATGTCCTCGTCGCTGTTCATGCACTTGGGCGGAACGCTGAGATCTTCGCCGTACTCGCGGTTCATCTCATCGCGGTTCATCAGGTCGCCGGCGCTGGGATCGACCGCGATCTGGCTGCTGACGAAATTGTTCCAGCGGTCCAGCGAGGCGATCTTGAGCATGCGCTGAGCCTGGGCCAGGATCGACTCGAAGTGGAAGCCCGGGGTCTTGCCACGCAGGACCTCGGGGGGTGCCGGGATCTTGCCCTTCCGGCGCAGGATGTTCCACGTGCGCTGGATCAACGGCTTGAACAGCTCGTTGTTGCTGCGCTCAAGCACCGGGCCGAGCACCAGCATCTTCTCCTCCTGCTTGGCCCTGATCTCCTCGGCGGTGACCTGGCGCCGGTCGCTCTCGCTGATCATCAAGAACAATTTCTTGTAGTACGCGTCCTCGATGCGATCGTGATGCTCGCGGATGTCCTCAAGCACGTGCTCGATGTCGAACTTCATCTCGAACGCCGGCTTGAAGCCCATCGAGCCGTCCTTCATGTCGCCATAGGTGATGTCGCCCGGCAGGATGCTCATCTTCTGGTTGGCCATCGCGGGCGACGCGATCATCGGCGGCTTGACCATCTTGTCGACGGCCTCGCTCTTGCGCTTCTGGAGCAGCTGCAGCCCCATCACGTCGCCCAGGCAATCCATGCCCGGGGAATTGCCGTAGAAGTTCTCGCCGGTGATGTCCCAGCGGCTGCAGATGATCGGGTTCTCGTTGAATCCCGAGCGGCGCAGCAGCTTGCCCTCGCCCTTCTCGACGGCGTAGGTGTTCAGCTCGTAGTGGACGCTGACCCAGCGCTTGAACTTGTGCGCCAGCGAGCCGTAGTAGGTGTTCGGGTGGATCACCTGAACGACGGGCCACCAGGTCTCTTTCTGGCCGCCCGACGGCGAATCGAAGTAGGACAGGACTTGGCTGGAGATGTTCTCGCGCGGGTAGTCGGCGACGATCTGCGCCGCGGTCATGTTCACGATGCGCAGGATCAGCGTGATGCGCAGCGCCGAGTCGCCGGCGACCATGTAGCTGCCGATCGGGTACGGGAAGCAGCGGATGTCGTCTTCGCGGTCCTCGACGACCGAGAATGCCTGCGTGCCGTAGAGCGCCATGTCGCGGTAGGCGTTGACCAGCGTGGGGTACACGTTCGATTTCAGGAAGGCGTTGCGCACCTGGTCGGCGCCGTGCTCGCAGTAGTCCTGGACCTCGGACAGTTCCCGCAGTTCGTCGTCCTCGGGCTGGACCTTGAACCATTCGCGCGACGGGCTGGACATGCCGCCCATCATGCCGGCCGAGCACGTCCGCAGCGCCAGCGTGGCGCAGTTGTCGACGATGTCGTAGTCCTTGCGCTGGCCCTGATCCGGCTGGTTGATCGGGTTGAACCGGGACGAGCGCGGGAGGTTGAACCGGGCGAGTTGGGACCAGTGGGGCAGCCAGGACGACTGCTCGGTCTGCATGTACGACCGCAGCGATTCGTAGTAGGTCCGGAGCTGGATGTCGCTCTGCGGCCCCAGCAGGATCTGCTCGAATGGTGAGGTCGCTACTCGCATTTCAGTTCAGCGCGAACAGCCCAGTTGCGGACGTGCCGGTCGCCTTAACCTGGGTCACCGAGAACGGCAGGATGGTGCCGGCTGTCGCGGTGACGGCTGGGATCTGCACGGACGCGCCACCGATGACGACCTGGATGGTTCCTGCTCCCGTGACGAGGATGCCCCTGGTCGCAAAGCCCAGCGGTGTCGTGTCACTGGGTGTGACCGCGACCATCGACGTGTACGGGGCCAGCGGCTCCTCGACGTGCGGCTTGAGGTTGACGTTCGCCATGGGTTCTCCTACGAGCCGAGTAAGGTCTTGCGTGGTGCGAGAGGATCGTTCGAGATGCCGCCGCCCTCGCCGGGATTGCGGCTGTTGCTGGTGCCGGCCACCGATTGCGATTGCTGCTCTGCGATCTTGGTCTGCGTGGCGACGTCGACCTCGCCGCCGGTCGCACTGGCCGGTGCCGCTGGCTGGGCTGGCTGGCTCGGGCTCTTCTTCGACTGGCTCATGGAGTACGCCGTCGAGGCGGCTGCCAGGGCGACCAGTGCAACCTCGCCTGCTCCAGCGGCAGCCACGTCAGACCTCCGTCCGAGGGTGGAGCTGACGCGCGTACTGGACCTCGACCATCCCGAAGCCCATCCACTCCAGCAGCGGGCTGAGGTCGTGCCGCGGCCTGGATCCGACGTAGAACATCGTCGCCCCCTCCTCAGTCGAGACCTTCATGGCGTGCTTGAGCAGGGCCCGGCCGGCGTCGGTACCGCTGCGCCACTCGGGCCGCACGTAGACCCCATCGACGCGCGCGATCTTGGCCCCGGTGTGGCTGTGGCGGCTGAGCACGACCGAGCAGTACCCGATCAACTCGCCGGTGGCCACGTCGGTGTCGGCGCGCATGGTGACCATACGCAGCCCTCCGACGGCCTGGAGTTGCTCGTAGGTCGATGTCGCCAAGTTCAGCGCGATCTCGGGCGTTCCGGTCACTTCCTCGTAGTGCGAGCGCGCCAGGGGCATCAGTTCCGGCCACAGATCGGCGTAGCTTTCGCAGCCCAGAATCAGCGTCTCGCGGTGTGCGAGGGTCTGGAGCTTCTCGGTTCGCATGTGGTGAATCTATACGCATGTGTTGAAAATATCAACCTACGCCATAGCTTACCGCCAGGAGACACCTATGGCACTGCGCGGACTGATCCTTCTCGACGGTGTCACCGGCACAGGTCTTGGTCAGACCGCTGGCATCATGTTCGAATCCATGGCGATCGGCGCTCTTGGCGCTTCGGCGCCCGGTGGGTCGAATCAGTACTACCCCTTCCCCTACGAGCTCTTCATCGCCTGCCTGGGTGGAACGGCGACGGTGCAGATCAAGACCGGCAACACGATCGCCGGCCTGACGGTCGAGAACACGCTGACCATGGCGCTCAACCAGAGCATCAACCGCGTCGGCCGTCTGAAGTACCGGTACCTGGCGCTGAATGTGAGTGTGATCAGCGGTGCGACGCTGAACGCCTACCTGCGCTTCCCCTGACCCATTCGGGACACCGGCGTCGCACCTGGTGGATTCCGAGACGAAGACCTCGCCATGTTGCGAGGTCTCGTTGTTCTAGGCCGTTGGCACAATTCCCATCCGCCGTCCTGGACTCGAACACTTCGCCGGTAGTCTGAGGCGAAGGAGTCTCATCATGGATTATCCACGTGCCCAACAGGCCTCGACGGCGCAAGCCCGACAGGCATCACAGATGGACCAGACGCGCATGCGCTTGGAAGCACTCGGCAAGGCGCTGAACAGCCTCGACGGCGATCTCGCCGATCGTCTGCTCGCGGCTCGATCGCACTTCGAACACCCGCGGCCGGCGAAAGAGGAGTTGAAAGGCTCACCGATGCCGCCCAGTGGTGGACCGCTTGACGGTCAGATGAACGAGATCGAACAGACCATCCAGTCCTTGGTGGGCAAGGTCGCTGGATTCCGGGAACTGTTCGGATAGCCTACCGGCCTCTGAATCGCGGACGAGGGTCGCAGACGTAGATACGGAATGCGGACGCACCGGCCAGAGCCGGGACCTGATGACTCCGAGTAAGCCGGGGGACCAACAGCCCAGGAGAAATACCTGGGCTGCCTCGTTTCTACTGCTCGGCCAAGAACCGTTCCATCGGGTTGTACTCGTCCTTGGCGTGATGCATGTGCTGGTTCGCCGTCGGATCCGCATGGTTCATCTTGGGCATGACCGGGCTGGCGAAGGTGTTGGCCAGCGCGTCGGCAATGTCCGGTGAGAAGCCCAGGCGCGCCTTGATGTGCTCCTTGGGCTCGACGATGATCTGGTCCTTCTTGAGCGTGTAGGTTGGCGCTGTGAGCTCCTTGGTCAGCTCATCGATGATCGGCAACGGAAGCGTGCCGCGGTCCTTCACCCACTCGGCCATCTCCCAGTGAACCTCGGCGCGCTTGTTGTAGAACCGCTGGTCGGTCGCCTGGCCTGAGCCATAGACCGGGACGCAGGCGAATCCGGCCTGGCGCAGACCATCCTCGACGCCGGCGCCGTAGCCGCCCGAGCCATCGACGAAGATCATGTCGGGCATCCACGACATCGCGATCTTGGCCACGTTGGCGACGATGACCTCGGTGCGGGCCGCGCGTAGGATTAGCGGTACCGACGCGAACAGGCCCTGGCGCGGGAAGATCACCGTGCGGTCGTCGCCGAAGCGGGCCACGTCGATGCCCAGGACCTTGGCGGCGTGGGTGTAGGCGCTGGGCGGGCACTGGCGCTTGACCGATCTGGTGCAGTCATCGGGGCCGAGCAGGGCGTTGATCGACGACGGCGGGAATCGGCCAAACACGTTGACCAGGACCCATGGGTTCTCTTTCCCGAATCGCTCGATCTGCTCCTTCGCCCACTTCACGTCCACGCGAGACGAGCGCTTCGGATCATCGGGATCCGACGTGATCTCGGTCATGTGCCACTGTTCGCGATCCGTTGTGCATGCGCGCCACAGCGGGCCGCTGGTCATGGTTGGGTTTCCGGCCATCACGATTTTGGTGTCCTTGCCGGTCGCCAATCCGGCCTCAGCTGCGACCATCACGCTTTCGGGGATGCTGCCGACCTCGTCGATCACGAACATGAGGTTGTCGGCGTGGAGTCCGGCCAGGGTGTCGGCCTGCTGCGTCGAGTCGGCGCCCTTCGACCAATTGCGCGCGCTGCACCACCACGTCTCTTCATGGTGCTTGCAGACGATGCGCGTCTTGCTCCAGGTGAACTGCGACAGGAGCAGCGGGCTGTTGTGCTGCCATTTGGCCAGCTCGGTCCACAGACCATCCGAGAGGTTGTCGCCGCTGATCGATGTGCAGGCGATCTTCGGATGAAGCCTGGTCACCAGGAAGTTCCAGATCATCCAAGACAGGACGGCGGTCTTGCCCGGACCTTTTGACGCCCGTGCGCCGATGCGCCGATGCGTTGGGAACGCGGCCAGCATGTCGGCCTGCCATCCATCCGGCTCGGCCTTGAGGCATTCTCGAACGAACGCGATGGGGTCTTCGCGCCAGCGGCGGATGGTGTCGGATGCTTGGCTCATTTGATGATCTCCAGATGTGTCCAGCGTTTCCCGTTGACGACCTGACTGACGGTTGCCCCACACAGACCGAACCTCACCGCAAGGGCGCGCTGCGTCACTCCACCAGCGGCGTATATCCGTCTGATCTCCAGCACGATTTCATCCGTCAGCTTGGCCATCGGGTGCTTCTCGCCTGTGGGGTGCGCCGATCTACCCTTGAGCGCGCGATCGGTATTGTTCAGCCCGTTCGTGCCGGCCCAGAGATGCTTCGGGTTGCAGCACGCTCGGTTGTCGCAGGAGTGGCAGACCGCTGGCGGATTCTGGTCGTGGGCGATTCCGAAAGCAATGCGATGGGCACGCAATGAGTGCGAAGTGCTCGCGAACTTTCCGTAGCCGCGATCACTCTTCAACCCGAGCCATGGCCAGCACTCATCTTCGCCGCCGCGCTTGACCTTGGACCAGAAGAGATCGACGTTGACGCTGAAGGTGCGGATGTAGTTATTCATCCCACCAGCTTGTCATGGACCCTCATGTAATCAACCGGGCTTCTTTTCCGGCGGCTTGGGCAACGACTCACTCACCAGCTCTTCAAGCGTCAGATGCCCCGAGTGCTCGACCGCCGTCTTCTCGCGCCAGTCCTGCGAGCGCTTGTTGCTCAGGAAGAACTTGATCGCGTGGACATCGGGCGGGTAGTGGGACTCCTTGTGCTCGTAGCCCTCAGCACGTTTCATCAGCGCGCGCTCGACACGATCAATGGCGTCGCTCTTGCCCTGGGCTATTGCTGCGGCAAAAGTCGGATGTTCGTCGATCCACCTGGTGACGGTACCGCGGTCGATTCCAAGAGCTTCGGCCAGATCCATGTATGACTTGCCCGCGGCCATCATCTCCCTGGCCACCTTGGGTGACTCGATGATGTCGAACTTGGACGGTCGACCGAGCGCGTCGTGATCCTTGGTGAGCTTTTTCTTCATGCGCAGTTCAGGCTAGCCGATTTCTTCGCCCGTTCCATCCTCTTGGCTTTCAGCTTGGCCAGGACCTTCAACTTGTGGTCGTGGTACCACTTTCGTTTTCGCTCACGGTCCCTCATTTTCGACGCGCTCAGGCCATCGATCGGTGCCGGTGGTCGCCCCTGAACTGATCCCTGCAACGCCTTCTCGCGTCGTCGTGCAACCCAGATCGAAGTCTGGATGGCATGGGTCAGGCGCTTGCGCTGCATGCTGCTGAGCAGGTGCAGATCGAGGCGCCAATCCGCCGTGCACAGAGCTACGAGGCGATCGAGGGCGATGGTCATGGCTCGGTCCAAGCTGCGGCATTGACCTCGGCATCCGCCTGGCGCTGAGGATCCTCGGTGCCCCTACGGTTGCGGTACGGATCCATGAGTGGTGGCCGACAGAGCTTCATCGCCGCCATGATCGTCCAGGCGTAGTGTACTTTCCGGCGCACCTGATGCCCGCTGAGGCCCGATCGCCAGTCGCCCACGCTCGGCACACCCAGTGACTCGGCGAGTCGATCCCTGAGCCCGCACTGGCGCATGACGTGTTCCTGGACCTTGGCGAGTTGCCAGTCCTCGAGCACGATGGCGTCGACCTTGCCCGAGATCCCCTCGGGGTTGCCGCATGCCGCCATGGGGTTCGCGGTCCTCGACCATACCTTCGCCTTGGCTCGGAACAGCGTGCGGTCGAGCATCTTGACGTCGTCGACGAAGGCCTTGTCGAGCTGGTCGAGGATCCAGTACCAGCCGCGGTCGTAGTCTTGCTCGAGGGCGACGGTCTCGCTCGACTTGGAGACCTCAGCCTTGGTGTTGATTGGAATGGGCACTGGTTGTTCCTGGTGGTGGGGTGATGCCGGCGCGCTGGTAGTCCTCGGTGGTGAGGCGGTACCGATCTTTGTACCACCTGGCCCACTCGTCGACCATGATCCGCTGCTTGCCCGGTTCCTTGAGATGGACGACCCCCTGGAGGGCGGTCAGGGCTTCGATGCTGAGGTCCCAGCCGTAGAGCGCCAGGAGGGTCTCAGCCTGATCCCGGCCATCCCGGAAGACGATGAGCTCAGGGATCACGGCCTGGAGATCGCCGAGTCGGGACTGCCTCGGGTTGAGCGGAGGGGGGGTGGGCTTGCCGATATCCATTTCATCGATCAAAGGGGTAGCCGCCGCCGCCGCCTCAGAAGGACCCACAGGGGACTTCTGATCTGCTTCTCCTTCTCCTTCTCCTTCTCCTTCTCCTTCTCCTTCTCCTTGGGCTAACAAAGCTTTACCGTGGTTTACCCGGCTAACTTTTGTTGACGTGGTTGTCTTCTTGCCCTTCCTTCGCTCGGCCATGTAGTTGCGCATATACTCGCGGCGCTCATCTTCACTGCGCCGATTTCTGTAATCCTCGTAATTCACAAGTGTATATCCACCATCTACTTCCACGACTCTACGACCTTCCAGTGTCTTGGTCTTGGAGTATGGATCTGGCGCCATAAGTTCAGCAAGCGCCTGCTTGGTTTCCTCCAATGTCAAGTTAGCTAACCGTGCTAACCCAGGCAACGCAGCCTCAATGAAACCGGTCCCGTCCGCTCGGGCGAGCATGCTCACGAAGAGCAGGCGGGACTCTTTCGACCCCGACCAGAGGGAGGACTCGGTGATGTTGCTGAAGAGTTTGGCGTAGCTCATGGTGACCTTGTAAATACGGTAAACGTTTATTCAAGAGGCTGCTTGCCAGGAGGCGATTCCCGTCACTCACAGGCCACATCGGGCGCCGGTGTACCCATGGCATGGTCAAGGGGGAGATCGTGGCACGGCGGTCATCCTGGGCGGCGGCGTTCATAGCCCGATGGTCTGCTGCTGGCCGATGGGATCGGCGACCGCAATGCGATGCCGGGCGACGGCGGCATAGCGCTCGTCGAGCTCGCACCCGACGAAGTCGCAGCCGGCCACAACCGCGCCGGCGCCGGTGGCCCCACTGCCGGTGAACGGATCGAGGACTACCCCCCCCCTGGGGCACACGACGCGGCAGAGGTATTCCATCAGCGGCACAGGTTTCTGGTTCGGATGGACGAGCTGATTCGGATCGACGCGCTCGAATGGGAGCACCGATGCCGGGCGCCGGTTGGGGAACGCGAACTGGCCCTTGATGGCGAACCAGATGTCTTCATGCCGCGGGCCGAAGGAGGCCTTCAGGTCTCCTGTGCCGTGGATGAGCTTGTCCCAGATGACCTGGCTCTTGACCGTCCATCCGGCCTTCTCGATCGCCAGGCGGAAGACCTCGGCGACATCCCAGCGGCAGAAGCAGATCAGCGCGGCGGCCGGCTTGGCGATGCGGTAGGACTCCGGGAGCCAGTCGACGAAGGGGACCATGTCATTGGCGATCTTGGCCAGGAGATCGCTCTCCGTCCGATGGTTCGACTGGAAATCAATGCCGTAGGGCGGGTCGGTGATGATGGCGTCAACGGACTCAGCCGCGATGGTGGGGAGGATTGAAAGTCAGTCGCCGTGGCGAACTTCGAAGGTCATCTCGGCCTCTGGTAATTGGTAGATGGGAACCCCTGCTCACCCTCGGGGTATCGGACGACCCGACTACGCTCCGGGAATCTTCTCCTGGTCCGGGTCCTCCTCGCTGTCGACGACGAAGGCGACCTCGATCATCGACCAGCTCTTGAGATCCTCGTGGCTGGTCTTTGGCACGGTGGACTTCACCTGCGCGTGGACGTTGATCAGGCCGGCTCGTAGGTGCGCTCGAACTTGTCGCCCGGGCACACGTAGATCTCGCCGTCGAGGCCGGTGATGATCCAATCGCCGACGCCAGCGTGGTTCAGACCGGTGGCATTGCGCACGGCGACGTAGCTCCAGCTATCGTGCCAGATGATGGTGTCCTTCGGCACGTCGAGATGCTTGAAGTTGCCCTCGGGGTCCTTCAGCATCTCGGCTGTGACCTGGAGTGCTTCGATGATGATGGGCTTCTTGCGGTACTTGGCCACGGGAGATCTCCTACAGTTCAGTGATGATGACAATAGCGGCCCCGTCCTTGAGGACCTTGCCGCGGCGAAGTGTGAGCTCGTCGACGAGGCTGTCATCCCGCCATATACCGGCGTGGGTGAGCGCGTCGAAGATGCCCTTCAGGTGGTTGTCGATGTCGCGCGACCGGCGATCGGGGGCACGCAGTTCGATATCGATGCGAACCGGCGCCTCGAATGCCGTCGACCTGGCCGGTCCCATGATCTTGCGAATGGCGGCATGCACGTCGGTGCGGTAGAGGCGGGCACGCTTGGTCAGCGACATGACGACGCGACCACCCGGGACCGGGAATGGCTGCCAGTAGCTATTGACGCTCGGAGGCCAGGGGAGCGTCAGGGCCAGCGATGCCTTGACGATCTCGGCTGGAGGGAAGATCTCGGTCTGGTTCATGTCCCACCATCCAGCACCCTGATCGCCTCATTCAACCCATCCAGGTGCCCACTCGTCGCCGGTATCACCGTCGCCAGCTTCCTGGCCTCAGCGGCGACACGCTCTAGGGCGGCGAGGCGGCTCGCCCCCCTGCCCCGCTCGGCCAGCTCAGCGAGGCTGGCATGCAGCTCCTCTATCTCCTTCTCAGCATCGTCGTGCAGCCTGGACATAGCCTTGGCGGTCTGCGCATTGGCATCCCGTTCCGCCAGGGCGGCATGCAACGCAGATTCCACCGCCGCCGCTGGCCCAGATGGGGCGGGGGCGCGGGGCACCAGCACGGGGCACCAGTCGGGAGTGGCATCGGTGAAGCGATAATGATCGCTGGGAATATCGTGGGTTTCCTCATGGTGACACCGATGGCCATATGATGTATCAGACCCATAGCTGGTGTCTATCGTTACGTGATGACGACAGCCAGTGCAATTCTTGGTGGTTCTGATATGCGGACCTTCCCGCCCGTCATCGGGTTGGGGCGGCGTGGATGTAGTCA